ATATTTACCTAGAGCAACTCTAAGGTCTCTTCTCATAGCAACTGTAGTGATGTTTGATGTTACTGAAGCATCACTATCATCAACAATCTTGAGAAACTTGGAATACTTAAATCTTGCACCATAACGATTCAGGTCCGAAGAATCTGCGTATCTCTGAATGTTGTTGACAATCTTAGTACGAACATCATTTGCACCCAAACTTGTGTTGGTGTTGTAATATGCAGTAGTGTCAAGTTCAACATAGATGTACTTCAGGTCAAGAATTTCTGGAACAATACCTGCAACAGAATACTTTCTAAGTGTTCTCTTCAGATTATCCTTAATCGAAGATGGAACATATGAACCATTAATAGGTTTGATTGTAATGAAGACTTTTCCAAATTGTGGTGGATCCAGATCTTCTCCACCAAATACAGAGATTGATTCTGTTTCTGGGAAGATGGTTGGAATAATGGATTCGTAATCAGTTGCCGTTACTGCTCTGTTGTGTGCTTCATAGATCTTGGGAGCATACTTACGAATGGATTCTGTGCTTTCAATATCAGTACCGAATCTAGAAACAGTATCTGTGGTAAGATTTGAAATGCCACCAGAAATGACAGTATCGTTATTGTCTACCAGTCTTCCATTAAATGTAAATCCTGCAACACCATTTCCATCAGGACCGTTTGACAGGTGATATGTAATTACAATTGTGCTAGTGTTTTCTAATTTATAACCAAAGATGCCATCACCAAAGATAATTTCATATCTTTCATCACCAATTTCCTGAAGGAAATAAACTCTGGAATCTGGTCTAACATCAATCAGATTGTTTGAAAGTCTATAATTAACACCAACGTTTGAACCAGGAGCAAAGACAGTTACACGAATAAGTGATGTATCAACACCAGCGTTGTCTAGAAGAAATCTTTGATTTGGATCATTTTCATCTACAGTATACTCTGCAGTTACATATGATCCCTCATAGACATAAACGTTGGAGAAAGATGCCACTCCGTTGACCACAGGAACCGTCACATCATCCTGAATGGCAAAGGTATAACTCTGATTGCCGAAACGGGCATTAGAGGTGCATACAAGACCCTTTCTGAGGGTAATTGTGTTGGGATCGTTGGAGTATCCTGTTGTATCTACAGTAAAGGATATTGCTGCTCTCGCTGCTCTTCTTGACCTTGGAAGATAACCAATTTGCTTTGCAAGGGAAACTACATTCTCCCTTAGAGTTGCACTATCAATAAACACCTCATTACTCAACATATTGGCGTTATATGATGAGATATAGGTGTTATACGAAAGAACATCTATAATCGTTGACAGATTCGATCCTTCAAAATCATAGTCGGAAAAGTCCGAATTTGATCTTAAATACTCTATGATTTGGGATTTAATCTGGTCAAAGTCCAGATTGGTGAAATTTACTAAGGCCATTATCGTGTTGGCTGTAGTGCAAAGGTTAACTGTTGTGCCGGAACGTCAATTCCAACTATTTCATATACGATTGTAACGTCAAACTGATTATTATCGTAGTCAGGAACTACTATAACTTCGTCTAATTTAACTCTTGGTTCGTAGGTATTGATTGTATCTTCAATTTCCTGCTGAATATACGCTGCAGTCATCTCATCCATGTTCTCAAATAGTGCAGCACTCACTCTGGAACCTAGACCTTCATTAAAAAACCGCTCTCCGGGAAGAGTAAGCACAAGATTTCTGACAGAACGTGCAATTGCACTCTCATTTTTGAGTCCAATCAAGTCGTGATTGACCGGATTGGACAAAAATGACATGCTTAAATCTTTAAATCGCTTACTAACCCTTTGAACCGGCATGTACAGATAAGAAATCTGTCTTATTTATCTCTCTTCTCAGGACCAATTTTGGGATCCATAGATCGCTTCGGTGCCATAATCCCAATCATCATAGTCTTCATCGTTACGAATGCGCTCATGAAGGTCATTTTGAGCCGCAAAATCGTGTTTTTTGGGTGTTTGGTCGTCTTCGTTGATTTCGCGAAGCATTCTTGCCTTGTGAAAACCAGATCCATGAGCAAAATGATTGCCTTCAAGAGTAGTTGTATCTGCTTCTAGACTCTGAATTTCATTTTCAGACCACATTCGATGCATTTTTTTGGAATTTTCTGACATATTTTTCACCATTTATAGGTATTTAATAAAAAACCGGGTTTCCCCGGTTCATTTTCACTCAACCTTGTCCACGATAGCGCTTTTTCCTACCATTTCGGGAGGTTGCACTCAGTTTTGTGTGAGGACCACGCCCTTGGCGAGACTTTTTTGGTCGGGATTCAATCTTGTGATCACCAGTAAACGAGGGACGTTTTGCCATAATGTAGAACTCCTATAGAAACGAGAAAAAATAATCAGATAATGCGAGTTTTTTCATGACCCACTCTAATACGAGGATCGCACCAGATCTCAAAGCCTTCATCCTTGGCATCAAGACAGAAGGACACATCTTCTCCACACATATCTTGAACTGCTCCAGACTCGAAGACTTGCATCTTGGGAGCAAACCAGGGGTATTCGAGATTCTCAAAGACACCCTTCTTGATGAGAACCCATCCAAATCCTGTGTAATCAACCGTGAAGGGCTTCTTGCGGTTTGCCATGGTCTCTGTGGTCTCATGATTCATGACTCCACCGTTGTTGCGGAAGTCTTCTTCTTCCAACCAGTGTGCTACTGAGGTTGTGTGACCATCCTCTGTGGCATACCATCCTGCGACAATCTCACGTTCCGTGCCATCTGCAGAAAGTGCCAGATCGCACAATTGCCAGAATTTTTCTGTGTTGAAAACAATATCACTATCAATCCAGAGTTGATAATCATATGGAAGTTTTCCATCCCACGGAATTTGCTTAGGACCACGAAGGACGTTTGCGCCCAGACACTTGCAACGTGCAAAGTTTACCATGGACGAGTAATCCTGAGAGATCTGAATGCTCAGACCGCTCTGTACCATATCAAAGCAGAGTTGTACAAATGCTTTCAAAAATGTGAATGAACAACCGCGTCCTGGCAGGCAAAACACGATAGTTTTTCCACGCATACGCTCTTTAATGTCTGCGTAGTCCCAGGAAGACTCTGGCTTCGCAGACGGGGCAGGTGGTTTCGCCTTAACTCTAAATCCTTTTGCCATAACTGTTAGTACACTTCAAGTTCAATTGTATCGCTCTATTTAGCGTTTGTCAAGTTCACTCTGAGGGGGGTCTGCGGGACTTTTTTACCTGCGGATTTTTTTATCTGCGGGGGTTTCGGAGTCCCTTTTATACCCTGGGAATTTTTAAAGAGAGTGATATCTCTCTCTCGATTTGTCACCTCTGGAGGTCATAGGGACCCTTGAATTTAGCTATAGGGACGCTATGCCCGCATATACGCGGCACATAAGCATCGGTATACTGCGGTTCACGAATGTCCCGAACGAATAGCATAAGGGGAGCAACTGTGCCCCCCGTTATACTCAAGAATCAGAACCCTGCCCACTCCAATAGATCTTGAGCATTCACTCTGTCACCATAAGAGCAGGCAGCAAATGTAGCAAGAAACTCATCATACCAGTCAAACCTTTGAGCAAATCTGTATGCTTGCTTCCAGGTAATGTAACCTTCAGAATCAGCAGAGTTGAGAAGAGAATGCTTCATGAATCAGAATCCAGGACCATTCAGTTGAGGAACACTTTCAGAAACTGTATTATCATCGTTCCCAACAGTAAGTGCGTCCAGAATCTCCAGAATTTGCTCACCATTTTGACCTTTGGAAAGAAGGGAAATCAGAACTTCGCGAGTCATGTTAAATCTCAGAATGAATAGAGTGAGTGTAACTTTAGGGCAAACACATTCCCATCAATCAATTAATGCAGGAAGGCGGAATGTATGAAGAATCCACCTGAAGAATACCATCAACCACAAACTCTTGCACCAGATAGGGTATAGGCAACCCGTACTGAATGCTCATCGCTTCCAATTCACGTAGCACCTCTTGAGGATCAGTAAAAGGGCGAAAGTGTGTGGGGGTAAAGTCTTTCATGATCTTAAGAGTTAGGGTGAATCAGCGGTTGAAAGTGTTGAACAGAATGTCAGCAATCTCATCCATGGTGAGTGACACATCCGAAGAAATCTTCTTTGATTGTGCCGACAGGATTGCACCTTTGCACTGTGCCTCAATCTCCTTCAGGGAGAACTTAGAGGGAGTGTTGAGAGCGTTACGACGGGTCATTCCGGTCATGATTTGAATAGCGGTGGGGGTGGTTGTTTCCCCCTGACTCTTTCAGTATAGGGTCAGGGGAGTCGTTGGAAGGTTTTTCAGCAGATCTGCTTCACGCAGGAATGATGTTGTATTCGATGGACTTAATGCACCAACCTGTATTGTTGGTGATGCAATCTACCAATTCATCTTCACTCTCCGGAGTCCACAGACAGGAAGTTACACTCTCTACAATCTCTTGCTTTTCATCATCTGTGAGATCTTCATAATCAAAATCAAAGTCGATTGATGTCACTTCGTAATAGTTCATGATTCAGTCAACGACAGAGTACCAAGCAACGGATCCAGGAATACCACTCAACCAGAGAGAATCATTCCGGGAATCGCAATAGTCTTGTGCTTCATCTTCGGTAGAAAAAGGTCCGATGTATTCGGGGGATTCCAGATACTCGGACCAGAAGCAAACGGTATAGGTCATGATCAGAACCTCATGCCAGAAAAGAAAGGAACAGTGGTCAAACCTTGAACGGAGTTTAACTGAACGAACCACTTACCTGCCTTTTGAAAGACACGATCGCCAGTCTCACCGTTGCCAGAAAGAATAGCGTTCAGGCGGGATTTGGTCGTTGCAGACTGATATCCACCGTCAAAGAGTTCGATCCAGGTTTCACCAATCCGGGCAATCTGATTGCCATGGAGAAAGACATCAGAAACGTGAGAACAGCAGATGACTTCAGTGTTGTCACACTTCCAATCGCGACCTGCTTTGATCGCGGCATTCATTTGGGATTCGATCTTACGCATGGTTCGGGAAGCGAAGGGTTGAAGGTGGGAGGGAGGTCTCTCCCCCCTGGTATCTTCATCATACCCTGCCGGAGGTCTCTGGCGGGTTTTTCAGCACTTGTGCAGCAGATCAGAATGCGATCTCCCATCCATGGCGGGCGCTGCACTTGGCATAAGGTGGCGTCACACCGATGATAAGTGCTTCCTTGGCAAGTTTCACAACTTTATCAACAGGAATTGTGGACTCGCTGCAGTATTCTTCCCAACCATTAGGAGTTACAACTGCGAAACCTTTTGCGGTGTCACTGTAACGCATAATGTCATCTTCAGTGAAAGTAACTGCGGTTCCATCATAATTCACTCCATGAGCAATCTTACCATCTTTGATGATAATCATGTCAGGATGATGACCATGAGTTGTGTAATACGTTCCATCAGGAACTTTTACGGTTTGAGCACAGGCAGTGAGCATCAAACTCATGAGTGCTAGAGTAGCGGTGAAGAGTTTGGTCATGGGTTGGCTCCTTTGCCTCTCTGATATCAGTGTATCCCCCACCAGAGCAATGGCAGGGGTTTCAGCGTATCTGCATCAAACTGCACGAAGGTGCTTCCGGGTGTCAAATCCCTTAGCGTGCTCTTCCTTGCGCAGTTTAGCAGCAAGTTCAGCAAGTGAAATAGGTTGTGAGTTCTCAACCATCACCAGCAGATGAGACTTCAGATCACAAGCAAGTTGGTAGGACATTTCAGTTAGCAAGAACGTGACAGGAATTCAGTGAACCATACACATTGAAGGCATAATAGTATCCTTCAACTTTAGTGAAAAAGCAGCAAACGGGATAACCGTTATGATAAAGAGTGAACATGATTTACATTCCGTTGAGAAAGTCAGCAAGTGCCTCATCATACTCTTCTTGAGAGTTGTAGACACGACCATGAATGTTGAGAGGGAAAGTCTTTTTGAGACCAGCAACTGCCACCGTCTGACAGTCTGCCTCATCGTATCCCATCTCCATCAGGGTCTGCACGTAAGGGTTGCGGTGGGTCATGAGGTCTCTTTCCTTGGTATCTTCATAATACCCCCCTGGCACCCCCATGGCAAGGTTTTCAGCGGTTCTGCAGCATATCTTCACAATATAAAAAAACCTGGGGCACCACCCCCAGGTTCGATAACCCAACACTCACCTAATCGATACAATTATCTCCACTCTACTTGGGTGACTTTTCTTATAGCAGCGGCAAACCCTTTCCGCTCTTCAATTAAAAGTTACGATCGAACACGTAACCATCTTGGAAGTCGAAATCGTAGCGAAGATTTGCATCCCAGGTTGCTTGCCAATCGACAACAACGTAGGAAGGAATATCACCATGAATTTCGGTGGTGAACTCTTCAGCAAAGTCTGCCTCAGAATCATATGCACCACGATAGGCATCTTCAAACGAATCCAGATAGTCTTCTCCGTGAAGTTCGATGAATGCATCAACAGCATTCACGTGATACTCATCAGTCAGACGATCATAGAGAGACTGATTCTCTTCGCTCACAACGGGTTCATCATCGGGCAGATTCAGACCCTTTGCTTCAAGCAAAGCAGTGTAGAAGTCAGTATATTGACCTTTGCCATTCTCTTTCACGTAACCACATGCTACCACAACTTGAGTGGCAGTCTTACCCTCTGCCCGAAGGGCATCAACGCGGGCGATGAGATCGGGTCCAGTGAGACGGGTCATGAGTGGGTCCTCTTGAGTAATTTCATCATATCCCCCAGGAAGGGGGTTGGAAGGGTTTTCAGCGAATGTGATGCAGATGTGTTTACCAGAGTTCGTAGGGTTCAGAGTAATATTCGATCACGTCTTGAAATTCAGCAAAGCGATTTAACGCTTTTGCTTTCATTCCAGGATCCATGAAATCATAATAGAACCCCAGAGCACACTTCGAACGGGTTTCAGGTTGGGCAAGAACACGATCACGCTCTGCCTGGACTTCTTGGATTGTACGCATGATCGATTTAGCAATTGGGTTGGGGTGAGCAGACCACAACTCTGCTCTTGGGGGGTCCTCCTTCCTCCCCCCTGGTATCTTCATCATATCCCCTCAGGGGACCTTGACGGGTTTTTCAGCGATTCTGCAGCATATCTTCACACTCCGTAGATCTTCACACTTTGATCGACAAAGAACGCTTCAAATTCATGCTCTTGCACGTGATCTTTGCAGTAACCTACACTCCAATCCGAAGTCTTACCTTCGAGTGCAACTTCATCTTCAATATGCCAGAAATCTTTATCATAAGAGATCAGCACTTGATAAAAGTAACGACCGGAATCCAGAATGTCGTTGAATGCAATACGTGCTTCGAATTCATCAGCATAATCAAACTGATCATTCCAGACACTATCATCAACTGCAAGGAATCCTGCGCCAACGATCACGAAACGCTCAGACATGGTGTGGGTCTCTTGAGTAATTTCATCATACGGCACCAGATGCCCCTAGAAGGGTTTTCAGCACATCAGCTGCCGCACAGCATCATCCGTGCAGCACGACCGCTGTTATACGTCCAAAGAACGGCAGATGCGAATCGATTCTTTACATCTTCACCATTAACTTCCCACCATAGTTGTACAGCAGCGACTGCATCTTTGGAGAACGTGTATACCTTACGAAGAAATGCAATTATATCATCACCATGCTCATTCCAGAATTTACGAATAGAGCTATACACAAAGATTACAGTTGCAACAACAATAGCAACTAGTTCAGCAGTAAGTGTAACTAACTGATTCAGGTGCTTCTTATAATCAACTGACGAAAGTGTATTCAGTAGATCATCGACAGGGGGAAAAGATTTGGTGTTCATGATTTTAAAAGAATTAATTGGGGTGGGGCAATCCGTCTGCCTCCACATTCACACCATAGCACCCAGGAGACACATGACGTGCTGCATATATGCTACACATGTGACGCGCAGCACATTTACCACAGATCATCA